TATTCTACCTGTAATATCAGTATTAGGGAATTTTATTTCAAATATACTTGGATCTAATGATGGGAATATAGTACCATTTTGTGTTGCTCCCACCATATCATAAGCATATTGTGAATATCCTTTATTTACGCCTACTAAATTTTTAAATTCTATTTTTTTAACTGTTTGTACTCCATCTATTTCATCTAATAAAACAAAAAGAGGATTTATTATTATTGGTTGATTAATCTGCCATTTATCTATTAAAAAATAATCTTGCAAAGCAACAATACAATCATTTAATACTTTATTATTATTGTAATTAGGTAATGTAATAATTTCAAAATCAATACCAAAATTAATAACAAAAGCATTTTTTATACTTAAAGAATCACCAATCATTCTATTTTGATTTAAATATGATTTTAAGTTTTCTTTTAAAGTATCATTAGCAGTAGCTAAATTACCATTAGCATCTTGGGATAAGATAAAAATATCTAAAGTTGCTTCAATTCCACCTGCAGGTGGTTTTTGAGTAAATGCCTTTGTTATAGTACCAAATTGTGATGGTAAACTTAATGTTCTAACTAAATAATCATCTGCAGTAACATTTCTTTGTTGTGAACCAAAATTTGATAATATATTATTTCTTATTTCTTGTATTGTATCTCCATCAGATCCCCCACTTGCAGCTATTGGGTTATTTGTAGCTATTGAATTAAATACTGTTTGTGCTGTTGTTGTATTTAAACCACCGTTTAAAAACTGAATAGTTGAAGTATTTGGGTTTGTTAAAGTATTAGCTAATATATTTGATTGAACACCCCCACCAGTATAATATCTTATTGTTAATGTAGTATTCGATGGTGCGACACCATAAGTATTTGTAAATACAAAATTAGTAGGTGAATAAGCTGCTGTTAGTTTACTTTGTTGAAATGGTAAACCAATACCAACATTAAATGGATTTGGAATAATTTCTTCAGTAGTATCATTAGGACTACCTGCTCCAAATTGTAATTGAAGTGTTGAATCATTTAAAAACCTTGTAGTAAATCTATTTTGAACTTGTTTTGTTTTTAAAACATAAGGTGTATCACTTCCACTTACATAATTGTTAGGATCATTTACATTAGTATTTTTTATGCTATCATAAACTAAATCTTGTCCTAAATAATCAACTTCATAATAAACATTACCGTCACTATCAACAACATCTAAAATACCAGCAATATTATCAGCAACAATGTTAGTTGTTGGGAATTGTTCTGGAGCTCCAAAAGTTACACTTGTACTATTAATTACACCTGAAAATGCTTTAGCTGTCTTTTTTAATAGATATTGTGATGGATTACCACTTGTTATTTGAGCTATTGATACTGTTGTTGGGTTATCTGAACTTGAAACACTAAAATCAACTGGATTTTCTATTGTAAATGTTGTTGGATTTCCTGTTCTTGTTGATATTTGAGTATTTGCGTTTACATATAAAGCATAATCATAATCAGGTACATATTGACTAGCAGATACTTTTGAAGGAACAATTTGATAAAAATCTACATCTGTATTAGCTAATGATGTAACTGTTGGTTTGTAACCAAACATATAAGCCAATTCAAATAAATTATTGCTTTGTCTAGCATATTGAATAAAGTTTTCTTGTATTTGGTTATCTAAATAAAATGATAAAACATCACCAACATAAGCGGCTTGTTCTATAAACATCATACCAGGTGATGTTTCTGCAAAATCAGTATAGGTTGTAGGGAAGTATGTTTGAGAATAGTTAATTAACTGATCTCTATACTCACTAAAGTCTTTATTGATATAATTAATATTTCTTCTTATTGCCATTAGTTAAAGTTCAAATTTAATTCATCTTCAATTCCTGTATTTGCAACCGCATATTTTATATTGATTATAACTTCATTTCTATCTACATCTCCACTTAAGGATACTTCATTAACTAAAACATCAGGAAAAAAATTAGTTAATTTATTACCAATATCATCTTTTAAAAAATCTAAATTTTCAGTTGATAATTGTTCAAAAACAAAATCTCTTAAACCACCCCCAAAAGCAGGATTACCTGGTCTTTCACCTGGGTTGGTTAAGAAAAAATTAATTAAATTATACTTAATAGCTTCCTGCGTTGTATAATTAGGAGTAAAAACTCCCCCTTCACTAAAAGGTAAATCTACACCAATACCAACTCTTGGTTTAGTGTCATTAGGGAATTTTTTTATTGCTCCAAATGCCATTTAATTAAACTTTTCCATTCATAAGATTCATAATTTGATCCATTCCAACTTCACCTTGAGGTAATTGACCATTAGGAGATGTTGTATCCGTACTAGTTACTTGTAAAGGTTGACCTAAATTGCTAGTATTAAAACTAGCAGCAGTTTCACCTAAAATGTTTTTATATGATTCCCTTAATTCTTCTCTACTCTTTTTATTTACAGTAGGTTCTACTTTAGGGGTTGATATTGTATTTGGTAAACTACTAGTACCGCCTTTAACAGCTTCTAAAAGAATATCCTTCATTTCTTCTTGGATTGCTTCTTTTACAGCCACCTTAACGCTTTCTTTTATGATTCTTTTTAATTCATTTAACTTCATTATAAAAAATGTTTATTATAAATATATTACTTATTAAGCTTTTAAGTTATTTTGTTGTATATAGAAAGCTAATTCATCTATTAGTATCTGATCTTCAGCACTAAAAGAAGGTTCGCCCCTTAACATTATAACTCCTTGGGAATTAGTTGCAGTAGCTCTTCTTCTATATAAATCAGAATTATCTTCATATACAACTTCTGTTCCCAATATAAATCCATTGACAACTCTTTTAATTTCATTGCCATCTAGCTCAGAACCTTCGGTTAATGCCAATAATTCGGCATTAATTTGTTCCATAGGTATATCTTTTGAGCAATTATTAATTAATCCATCAATCTTTTTTAAATATAATAATATTAAAATTAATGAAATAATTAAAAATATCAAAGCAATTATTAATGCTTTTCTTAATTTTTTATTTGTTTCGCCTAATTTATCTAGTAATTCCTGAATTCTTTCTAATTTTGATACAACAGAATAGGGCTGACCAACACCTAAGGGTGAACCTAAAGGTAAAGGAATATTAGATACGGCAATTTTACCAGCTGCAAATTGTTTACTTAAATATAAAAATAAGGCTGCCAAAGCTGTATTGGCAATAATAACACCATAAATTTGATTTAATTGTCTAACAACTGAATTTCTTTTTTTAATTATTGATCTTAATACGGCATCATTTGGACATTTTGCTCTTAATAATTCTTTTTTAGTTATTTTTGCTACACCAAATAGTATTAATAAACTAATAGCTAAAGGGAATAATCTATTTTGTACTACTTTTGCAAATGATAAAACTTTATCTTGTAATATAATTATACTTTTTTCTAATGAATCTAAAACAATATTAGCAGCCTTATCTACTTGTTTATTTATACCATCAACAATTTCTTGTTTTGCAATTTCAGCAGCTTCATCAATGTTAATTAATTCTTTTATTGGCAAATCTTGTAGTACTTGTCTTTTAGAATCTAATATAGCTTGAAAAGTTGGAACGTAGTTATCCTTTTCGTATATTAAATAGGGATCAAGTAAAACCTTATCTCTTAAAGCTGGTATAACTACAGTACCAAACTCAATTTCAAATTCACCCTTATCGTTTGTTTGAATTTTTGGTGGTTCTGTATCTTTATCCCACTCATATTCTTTAACAGTTACTTCTTCAAATTCAGGTTTATTTGAACCCGCAATATAACCAGATTCTTTTTTAATTAAACGAATATATTTTAATTTTTCAAGAAAGTTAGCATTTCTTATTTTATCATTCTCATTTATTTCAGCTTGACCTGCTAAACTACCCCCTTGAAAAGCAGTAAAAGAAAAGAAATTACCTTCACCATCTGATTCTTCATAAATAAAAGTTAAATCTTCTGGATTTGTTGGATTTTTATCTGGGTCCATACCAACACCAACAGTATAAATTTTAGCAGAAAAACCATCACCTTCTTTAACAACTGTATTAGTAAAAATATTAGGTTTATTAATTTTAACTTTTTTGGTTTTTTCAACAACAACCATTGGTCTTAAACCACCTTGAATATTTACTTTAGCACCTTGAATTGGATCTTTAGTTTGTTTATCGTATAATCTACCCTTTATTTTAAAAACTTTAATTGTAGGTATATATTCACCTATAATTACATCAAGTGTATCTTTTTGTAAATCACCTTTTAGATCCTTTACTTTATCAAAGATTCCGAGAGATTTTTGGACTTTGGGGTCCTGTAATGCTTGTTCTCCTAATTTTAATAATTCAGCTTTTAAATCCATTTTAACCTGTTTTAACTAAATTAGATGTTAAATTAGGAACCTGATTTTTAATATTTTTAATTTGTTCCTGTACTAAGTTTGCAGTTGCGGAAGCAATTTGAAGTGAAGTTTCATTTTTTAAGGCACCACATAAAGCTTCCATATTATCCAATAATGATGTAAACTGTGTCATAAATGAATCACCTAAAACTAAAGATTCCCTTGCATTTTGTTTACCTAAAGATATAGTACCTTTTTCAGCTACTAAATTTACATTGGATTTTTGTGATTTAATTCCAATTTCATTTACGGATTCTAATACTATTGATTTTTGAGATGATAATAAAATATCATCAATACTACTATTAAATAATAAACGACCAGAATTTAATATTATTTGTTGTTGTTGAAATGTAAAAGGAGCTTCAGGTACATCTTTAATTACAGAAGCAAAAGGAACTGTAGTACCCTGACCTGTTGTTTTTTGTTGTACAGCAACTTCAATAGGTATTTGTTGATTTGAAGTTAAATAAATAGAGGATAAATCTTCATTTATATTTTCAGATACTGGAACCCAACCCGGTTCTTCAGTTTGTGTCTCTGGATTTTGTCCATTTTTAAGAATAACTATAGGGGAACCACTTTCACCTGTTGAAGACCAATTATTTGAAATTGCTTTTCCATTTATATTTTGTGTACTACCAAATCTAACACTATTACCAAATCTACCTTCTAAAATAACATCACCAGCATAAGGAATAATTGGGTGAATAAAACCTTTTTCAACAAAATCCCCACCACTATTACCATTTAAATCTAAATCAGTAGATTCATCATTAACTTTCCTTGTATTACCTAATTCAATTTGCTCATAATCACTTGTTTGGGATGGTGAAGATTGGTTTAACAAAGGATTTGGATAACTATTTTGTTCTGGGTGGTTCCAAAGGCTAATTGTATTAAGATAGTAATATTCCATACCGTTAGACATGCCAGCTATTGCATCTGCTGTTGGTAAATGAAATAATAAAACAACTTCATTAACTAAAGGATATTGTTTAATGTTAGGAAATAAAGGTCTTGCAAGTTGAGAATTACCAGATAGTATTACATCTTCTCTAGTAGCACTATTAATAAATTGAAATTGTATAGTACCAACTCCTTTCCACCTTCCAGTTTGATCCCATAAGGTTGAATTACTATTTAATGAAACATCAACAACTCTTGCAGCAATAACATTGCTATCAAGTTGTTTTATTGCCTCATTAATTCTACCTTTAGCTTTATTAACAAAATTACTTAGAAATGCTATCCCCGTCCTTGCCATTATTTTTTTCTTTTGTATAATTAGAATTTAAAGCTTCTAATTCAGCCATTAATTCTTCTTTTTCAGCTTCTGTTATACCTAAAGAATCAGGATCTCCTGAGTTATTTAGTGCTCTTTGTATAATTGTTGCCATTTTTATTAATTGCTCGTCATTTCTAACACCAATCTCTAAATAATCTTTAATTAAAGGTACAATTAATGTGGCATCACCTATATCACTAACTAACGGTTTTAATTCAGCAATTAATCCAGAAATTTGTTGTTCTTTTTTCTTTTGGTTATCATAAATCTCGCTCAAAATGTCGGAGAATTTTTTCTTACCAAATATTAAATTATCTAAATTCGCCATAATATTTTGGTTATAAATATGAATATAACTAAACCTTGAATTTAGCGTAACCATTTTCGAGATAAAATACGTAATTACTTCTAAATATGTCGTATAATTTATCTGCTATTTTAGTAATTTTGGGTGTTTTTACATCTACCATTTCCCTAATGTAAATGTATAGTGCTTTTTTATTAAATACTTCTAGTACTTCTCTTTTTCTAAATAATTCTAAAATCGCATCAGCAATTTGAGCATCATTTTTCTTTGGGAATAATTCTAAGATATTAGCTGTAACATGATCAATAAATAAATCAATATAATTACTTAAATCATCTTTGGTTTTACCATAATTATCTATTGTGTAACTATGGTTATATTTTTCTTTTAATAATGTTTCCTCAGGAACTTTTTTAATTTTTTTATTATAATTTTTAGTATTATATAGTATTAACCATCTTTTTACTATAGTACCAAAATAAGAAAATGCTTTTGCTCCTTTACTTTGGTCAAACAAATGCATTTTGGATAATAAAAATGTTTCTATTTCATGCTGAAGATGTTCTAGATTACTAACTTCAGTATGATAAAATTTGAACGTATGAATTATATTTTGAGTTAATTTGAAAAACGCATAATGAATTTCTTTTTCGTATATTTTACTTCTGATTTCAGGGTCGGAAGTATTGTTATACTTAACTATTGCGTCTTCTGTTTCTTGAGTAAAATAATTTCTTTTACTTTTTTTCCCTCTTGGCATTTTTAGTTTGGTTTAAATCTTGACAAATCATCTTGTAACCTTTTAATTTGTGAAAAAAACCAACCTATTTCGTCATCACTCCTAAATGTACCTTTTGCATCAATTTGATTTAATTTATCTTGAGTAATATTAATCTGTTTACCATACTCCTTGATGAAATTATCATAATTAAGAATAATGTCTTCCATTTTTTCATTTTTTTTAAGTGAATTAAATGTAGTATAAATAAAAACTAAATTAGATACACCTAAAACTGATAATAATATAATTGTTATTAAATCCATTTTGTTAAATATTGTCTAACATATTTTTTAACCCCTCACTTTTAATTGAATTTAAAGCTTTATTTTTAGTAGAGGTTTTATTGTTCGACAATTTAAATTGCTTTTTTGGCTCCTCCACGCTATTTTGTGAAAACTTTGGAAGCCATTCCATTTCCCATTCTACTCTTGCAGCTAACATATCAGCTTGATGTAAAATATATGGTAATGATGTACGAGGTTTTTGTTCAGGCATAAATCCCTTTAAATATTTTTCATTGGCAGGATCATAAAGACCATCATGTGTCTGAATTGCTAACATTTCATTGAATGAATAATAAATGTCATGTTGTTGTAATAAAAATAAAGTTCTATCTGGAACAGAAGCAAATGCTAATGATTTATTAAACATATAATCTTCACCTAATTTATCCTTTCTCCATTGATCCGTTTGAGGAATATAAGCTTCATTTTCTGAGTCGCCCATTTTACCTAAATCATGATTAATAGCAGAGAATATTAATTCTTCTCTAGTATATGTAGTCATATCAGCTCCAAATGTAGTCCATAATTCATTTAATTCAATAGCTGCTCTAACAACTCTATTTACATGGTCTACATAACCACC